TAATAATAATGTGATTAACTTTTTCATATTGTTTGATTTATAATGTAAAGATAGTAAAAATATTTTAAAACTCAAAATCTTTTGAGTATAAATATTTAATCATTTCATCATCTTTTTGGGTAAAATTACCTGCGTGTTTTATAATAGTAGAACTTTCGTCTTTATGATGATGGAATCCTAACATATGAAACATTTCGTGTTTTATGGTATGTTGAATTGAAGAATTACTGAATTGTGTATCTATATGTATATCACCTTCAATTATAGTATTTTTAAGTTTTAATGAACTTTTAACGTAAGTTGCGCCAACGTTGTCACTATGATCACAATAAGAAAACAAATTTTGGTACTCTTTATCACTTAAAAAATAGATAATAGTATTAGCATCTTCTTTTTTATCGACAACACTTATTTGTATGGTTTCCATTAAATTGTTGAAATGGGATATTGTTTTATTTATAGTGTTTTTACTAATAGAATCACAATCACCATAAATAAAAATTTTAACGTCAGATTCCCATCTCTCAGATTTTGTAATTTTTACTATGTTATCGTGAGTAAAATTTATTTGAGTTAAAACTATTGATGGAAATAAAAATAATATGATAATAATTATATTTTTCATAGTTGTTTTATATTTATATAACAAATATAACAGTTTTTTTTTAACTGGCAAAATTTTTTATGAAAAATTTATTAGAACAATTAAATAGAATGAAAGATTTAATGGTGTACGAAAAAGGTACGTCCATTGATGAAGTTAGTACTAGTAGAAGTAATAATCCTACACCTGAAACAAATCCCGACAATACAAAAGAAAAAGAAAGTAAAGGGAGTGAAGAAACTAAATCTTCTGAAAATAAACAAGAAACACAAAAACAATCTGATTGCATGTTAATAAAGGCGTCTGGTGAATTTGTTGTTAATGTTGATAAAAATAGTGGTGCGGTAAAAAACTTCATTAAAAATTTAGAAAATCTTATAAAAAATAATAGCGAATTTAATCAAGCAAAGGTTAAAGGAGGATCAATGTATATTACAGAAATAACCCTACAAGGTTTTGCGAGTAATTACTATGGTGGTGCAGTAGAACCTGATTTTGATAATGACTGGTGTAAAAAATGGGAAAAAAGGGGAAAATTATATGATGGGTTATGTAGTGAATGGGAGATGAAACCTTTTTCAGGTAAAAAATTGTCTACATATAAAGGTAAAAAAACTACAAATAATGACTTAGCTAGTAGAAGGGCGGTTAATTTATATAATGCACTTAAAGAAGAACTTTCTACTAAGGCAGAAAAAGAAGGTATTAAGATAAGTCCTGATTTAAAACCTAAATATCTACAAGGAGGTACAATTTATACCGAAGATAAGGTTGATGAAAATTGGAAAACAAGAATAAGTCAAGGAAAAATTAACCCAGGACAAATAGTATTATGTACTGCAACAGTTTGTTATGAATTACCTAAAGAATGTACTGATCCTTGTATGGAAAAGGATGAAGAAGGTAATTGTAAATGTAAAGCGGGATTAAAAGAGGTAGATGGTAAGTGTGTATGTGAAAAAACTAATAAACCACCTAACGAAAATTGTGAATGTGAAGAAGAAAAAGGTTGTCCTGATAGATGTATGGAAAAGGATGATGAAGGTAATTGTAAATGTAAGGCGGGATTAAAAGAGATTGATGACCCAGAAAACGAAGGACAAAAAAAATGTGTTTGTGAGGATGGTTCAGAACCAGATGATGATTGTAAGTGTGAAAAGAAAAAAGAATGTCCAGATCCTTGTATGAAACGTAATGAGGAGGGTAATTGTGAGTGTCCTACAGATATGGAATATGACGAAGAAAAGAAAGAATGTGTTTGTAAAGATAAAAATAAAGTAAAAGTACCTGGTGGTTGTAAATGTGAGAAACCTAAAAACCCATTAAAGTGTAATGAATCATACGAGAAAAAAGGTGTTAGAGGTACAAAAGAAAATAATTATGTTGGTGCTTCATTAATAACTTCTTTCCCTGTTGGTGTAGGAAACGCAATAACAATAGATTTTGATTCTGTTGTGGTACCAGACGCATTTTATGTTAAATATGGGGACCAAGAGTATTGGAGTGGTTTTATGGGTTCTGTATATAATAATGAATATACAATGATAGCCCTATCAGTAGAAGAAAGAAAAAAGATATTTAATATACTACCACCTAATATTAGAAAAATGGTTGAAAAGGCAGTATCCGAAGGAGATAACGATTATAGTATAATGACAAGAGGTAAAAGAAATTTTGTGGGTGAATTAGTCTATTATAAACAAAATGAAGGTTTATTAAGTAGTATCAACAGTGCTATTAGTAATGTTAAGGGTAAAATGAAAGTGAACTCATTGTTTGATGGTGGTGATCAAAAAGCGGAAAGTATTACTAAAAAGATAATTGATGGAGGTATTTCATACAAAGATGGTTTAGATTCTTATGGGAATATTATGAAACGAAATGTTTCATTCACAATAGATAAAGAACAAGAAAATTATGAATTAGTTGTTTTAGTATTTTCACCTTTAGATAGGACAATATTTAAAATGAAAGTTGATTGTCAATAAATTTTCTTTATTTTTACCATTTCTTTTCAAAAAATTTATAGTACAATATTTATATACAAATGGCAAAGACTAGATATATAAATATTGACTTCCCTTTTAAAGATAGTGATAAAGGATTTTACTTAAACCTAAACCAAACGGATAGAGATGCGATTAGGGCAGATTTATTACATTTATTATTAACTAATAAAGGAGAAAGACTATATCTACCAGACTTTGGTAGTGATTTAAAGAAATATATATTTGAACCCAATGATAACATCACTCATGCAGAAATTAGAGATAATTTAAATGAGACTATTTCTAAATACATACCAAACCTAATAGTTAATAGTATAGAATTTAAAAATGATGAGATTGAGGAATTAATAATAGTAGAATTAACTTACACAGTTAGTGAAGGTACTTTTACTAGTACTGATACAGTAACATTAACTTTTTAAGATATGATGAAAAAAATTGATTATAACGCTAGAAATTTCTCTGATGTAAGAGCACAATTAATAGAGTTCATACAAAAGTATTATCCTGAAACTTTTTCAGACTTTAACGATGCCTCTGTAGGTATGATGTTATTAGAATTAAATGCTGCGGTAGGTGATATGTTATCATTCCATACCGATAGAATGTTTAATGAGACACAAATTAATTACGCACAAGAAAGGTCCTCTTTATTAGAATTGGCGAGAACTTTTGGTTTAAATATACCTGGTAAACGACCTAGTATCACTATAGTAGATTGGACTGTTGAGAATATACCTGTAAAGGGAGATACTTTTGATATAAGTTATGCACCTAAAATATTGAAGGGTTCACAAGCCACAGGTGCGGGTAAAGTATTTGAATTATTAGAGGATTGTGATTTTGCGTCTCCGTTTACAACTGGTGGTATACCCAATAGACTTATAATACCTAATATTGATGGTAGTGGTATAATACAAAATTATTCTTTAACTAAAAGAGAAATAATGTTAAACGGTATCACCAAAACATATAAAAAAGTTTTAAACAGAGGTGATTACAGACCATTTTTAGAACTTATTCTACCTGAAGATAACGTATTATCTATAGAAAATATTATTACTAAAGAAGGTACTAATTTTGTAAACCAACCTACAGAAGAGGAATATGCGAATTTTGATTTAAGTTGGTATGAAGTACCAGCCCTAGCACAAAACCAAATCTATATTGAGGACGAAAATGGTGTTTCAGATAGAGAGGGTGTAGTAGTTGGTAAATGGAAAAATGCACCACAAAGGTTTATTAAAGAATATACTGATAATGGTTTTTGTAAAATTATATTTGGTGCAGGTGATGCAGATGTGTCAGAATTAAATGACTTTGTTGGATGTAGAGGACAAATAGATAGGATTGGTAATACAATTAATAACCTTTCTTTAGGAGAAATTCCACAACCACAAAATACTTTATTTGTTAGATATAGAATAGGTGGTGGAGAAGATACTAATATTGGTCCTAATACAATAACTACTTTGGGTAATATAAATGTAATTGTGAATGGTGATTCCTCAGATATTAATACGACTATTAGAAATAGTATAAGTGTTAATAACCCAATACCAGCGTTAGGTGGAAAAGAACAACCAACTGTTAATGAGATAAGAAATTTAGTTAGATATAATTTTTCATCACAAAACAGATGTGTTACAATAAAAGATTACCAAAGTAGAATACCTTTAATGCCTGGTCAGTTTGGTGTTCCATTTAGAACAGGTGTTTGGGAAGAAAGAAACAAAGTTAATGTTTCTATATTAGCATTAGACGAAAACGCTAAATTAACAACACAATCAACATCAGCACTTAAACAAAACATTGCAGAATATTTGGCAGATTATAGAATGTTAAATGACTACGTTACTATAAAAAATGGTAGGGTATATAATTTAGGTTTTGAGATTGATATATTTGCAGATAAGGCAGTCCCTAAAGGAGATGTAATTAGTGGTGTCATATCTAGTGTAAAAGATTATTTCGATATCAATAAATGGGATATGGGTGATAATATCTATATATCTCAGTTGGTAGAAAATATTAATAATGTGGGTGGTGTACTAAATGTAACAGATTTAAGAGTATTTAACAAAGTTAATGAAAATGGTAAATATTCATTAAATGAAGTCGCTCAACCATATATTGATGACGAAACAAGACAAATAGATCTGTTAGGTAGATATACATTATTCGGAGAACCAAACGGAATGTTTGAGATTAAATACCCAAATAAAGATATTAAAGTAACAATTTCTACTTCATAATAATTACTTTTTAAAAAAATGAGTTAGTTTTATAATAAAAATTAAAGTTATGGGATGTAAAACATGTAATCAAAAAAAAGAGAAAGAAAGAGTAATTAATGACGACAAAGACACATTAGATGTCAACTTATTACCTAAAAGTGTACAACAAGGTGGTTTTGAAAATGGAAGTATTGCATTTAAAATAATTGCGTTTCTTGTAATTGTTATTGCGATACCACTAATAATAGTTGTTTTAGTAGGACAAATATTTCTCCATTTTTTCTTACCTAAATCCCTACCTAAAGTAACAAGTAAGTTTAGAAACTTTTTTATTGGGTTACTTAATAGGTATGGAAAGTATAGACACGATAAAGAAGTAAGAAAAAGAAAAAGACAGTTTGAGAAAAACGCTGGATATGAAGAAGATAGTAAGTTAGTTAATGTAGTTGACTATGAAGAAACTTCTGAGTTTGATGATGTGGAAGTACACGACAATAATAATGATGTGAAAAAGTGATTTTTAGATGTCTAAATCATATAGAATTAGGACAACACCTGGTGAGGGTAATGGATTTTTAAAGGTTAATGTTGATCTTAATCAGAACTATGATTTTTTAGAAATTCTAAGTTTAAAGATATCTCAAAAAGACGATTATCAGAACTTCTGTGCAGATTATGGTGTTGTTGCGGGTAGAGTAATAGTTAATGGTGGATTCGGAGTACCGAATGTTAAAGTATCTATATTTGTACCTGTAGACGATAAAGATTTAGAGGATCCTGTCAAATCTGCGATATATAATTATCAAGAACCATTTCCTGATCAAAAAAATAAAAATGGTGTTAGGTATAATCTTTTACCTAAACAACAACAAACTTTAGATCATACACCTGTGGGTACATTCCCTAAAAAAAGGGAGATATTAGATGATACTACAACATTAGAAATTTATGAAAAATATTATAAATACACCACAACCACAAACGAGGCGGGTGATTATATTATTTTTGGGGTACCTGTAGGACAACATTTCTTACATTATGATATGGATGTAAGTGATATAGGTTTTATATCCGAAAGACCTTTTAGTTTAATAAACAATGGTTATAGTGATGATTTATTCTCTAGTAGATTTAAATTTAAATCATCCAACAACTTAGATAGTTTACCACAGATATTTTCTGAAAACATCCCAGTTACAGTTGAACCATATTGGTGTGATAGTCTAAGTGTTGGTAGTGCGTTAGGTATTAATAGGGTAGATATAGAACCAAATATAGAAATTATACCCACTTCTGTTTTTATGGGTAGTGTGTTTACAGATGACGAAAAAGATTCATTAAACAAAAATTGTAAACCATCTAGAGAGATGGGTAAAATGAACGAAGTTGTAACGGGTCCTGGTAAAATAGAAGCGTTAAGAAGAACTGTAGATGGTGCAATAGAAAAATTTAACTTTAAAGAAGATAGTATAGACGAAAATGGGAACTGGTCAGTATTAGTACCAATGAACCTAAGAAAAGTAGTTACAGATGAATTTGGTAATTTAATACCTTCACCTGATGGAATAAAAGGTATTGCAACTGAAGCGGATTTTAGGTTTAGAATATCTATGGATGCAACGTCTAATGATAAAAGACTTAGACAAAGAGCGAAATTCTTAGTCCCTAATACTAATAATAACTTTGTATTCGATGAGTTTTCACCAAAAGACTTAGAAAATAGTCAATTGTTTACTATAAACGAACAATTATCCACTATTACTGATGGAACAGTTTATGAGGACGACTTAAGAAATCAATATAACTATTTAGAGGAGTTTTACCCTTTTAGATGGAAAAAGGTTTATACGGTTAAACAATATATTGGTAGAATGCAAAAAGCCCGAAGTGATGAGGCAAGAGGATTTATTGGTATTAAAGACATAGTTAACGCAGAAGGGGTTAATAAATTCCCTTCTAATAGATTTGACACAAACATTAATCCAATATACACTATTTTATGTATTTTACTATCAGTTTTTGGTCATATCGTTGGTATAATTAATGGTATTTTAAATATTATAAATGGGTTGGTTACACAGATATGTCAATTTAAGATACCTGTTGGATTAAGGATAGCTTTATACTATTGTTTTAGAATTGCTGGGTGTGGAACTTGTAGTCAAGATTATAAAGATTCGTGTTGTTCGACATATGCATCATTCGCAAATGACTGTAATAACTCAGACATAGGATCTTCAGCCGCAGGATGTACTGGTTCGCCACCTTGTAATCCAGGATGTGGTACAGGGTGTGGTAGATGTAAGTGTAACACTTCAGGTTCTAAAAGGGCAGAATTTTCGTTGAGATTATATATTAGATGGAAATGTTTATTTTCTGATTTATTGTGTAAAAGATGTAAACCACTATGTCCCGAAAATGGTCAAACTCATAGTTGTTGTCTTAATTGTTGCGGAAATCTCAACGCAGAAAATAATTGTACCTCATGTCCATCACCAAGTAGGAACTATGGGTGTCCCTCTAATGATAGAATAGAAAAACAAATATCAGAGGGTATTCCTATATGCCCACAATGTTGTGGTGATTGTTGTGTTAAAATACCACTGATACCATTAAGGTGTGCGGAAGAAGATTTAACTAGGGTTGTAACTTTAATACCCACACCCTTCGCACCTGCATTGTGTAATCAAGTCTATGTAGTACCATTTTCTTGTGTCAACTGTGGTGGGTTACAAACACCAGTTATAAAAGATTGGGTTTCTTGTGTATTAGAACCAGTGGCGACTTTCTTAAGGATGTTAAAGTTTGATTTCTACAATGATTGGGTGGGTGGTACATTATATTTCCCACTAATAAAAAGAAAATATAAATTAAAGAAAAATAAAAGAAAATTTGGTCAAATTAAAAAGGATAAATTTTGTGATTTCGAATGTAGAATAAGACAAAATGGTAACCTAACAAATAATTTTCAAGGTAACCCAACATATAAACAATGGAGAATTAAAATACCAAATTTATTATTTACTAACCCAACAATAACAATTGGTGGTTGTACTGCAAAGATAAAAGGTAAACGTGTTACTGAGTGGTATGGTACACCAGAAAATGATGATGAAACTGATAACTTAAATTTAGCGGTACAAGAAATAACCTTCAATGGGAAAACAAGTTCTCAAGATGGTTGTGTGATAAAGTTTAATGAATTTTCTGAATTAGAAAGTGTTTTTAATGGGATTAACTCAAATATAGATTTGGTTAAAGATAGAGATGTTCCTACAGAACATGGAAAACCCGAATATGTGGAAAGTGAAGACCCAACAACGGGATTATCTACTTGGGAAAATGTAGGTGGGCATGGACATCACAGAAATATTTGTGATGACACTAGAATGATAGAGAGAAAAGAATTCTTTAAGGAAGAATTAGATTGTTTAGGTAATGAAAATATTGAAATAGAAAATTCAGAGGTTTTTGGAACTAATGATGGTGAAGTGCAAGATCAAAGTACGGCGTATGAAGATGATCCGGATTGTATCCCCTTTGGTACTTTTTGTCCAGATTATGATTGTAACCCTTCTTGTGGTAGTAATGGTGTTGCACCTTGTAAAAACAGACCTATAGAATATGATAACTATGGTGACCCAATAATCGAACATGGTTTAATTACTTGGTACGATGGGGAAATATATTACACACCGTATATACCACCAAACGACTTAAAAGAAAATAGTGACGAATATAAAGCGAATCTTTTAATACCTACAACCATTATGGAATTAGGTAGTATGGTTTATTGTGATATAGATGATGTACCATTTATTATGGATCAGTTAGAACCAACAACATTTCAAGTAAGTACTGAAGAGTTTAAATATAAAGGTGGTAATGTTAACAATACTTATGAAGGTGCCGATGGAGTTCCTAGTGGAGATGATGGAAGACTAATTACAATAAATAAATTAGAAGACAAAAAAGATTCATCACTAAACCTTAGAGCATATGTTGAGTTTAGTTGTTTTAGTGTTGTTTGTGCAAACACACTAGCAGCAGTTAATCAATCCCAAATTGGTGTTGAGATGATAGATAAAAATGATATTGGAATTGAAATAGGTAATTGTTTTGTTCGTTTTGATCATGATGCAGACATTAGAGAATATTTTTGTAGAAGGTTTAATGGTTATAAGTCAGATAGAAGTTTCCACCACACAAGACCTGGTGGTATAGATACTGATAACGCGTATAATACTTATACCGAAATGACTTTAGTTGATGGATTAGCGGGTAATAAAACATATTACGAAATTCCTGATGGTGGTGGAATAGTATTATCAGAATTTAATGATAGTGATCCTTTTATAACAGGAGATGCTTGTGGGTATAAAAGAGAAAATCAAAATCCTGATTATTTTTATGGATTAGCACCTGGTGTAACCGCAGAATTTATTAACTATCCTAATGGTAGTGTTGATTTTGAAACAATAAATTTTGGTGTACCCCCTACACAACCATTAATAGATGATGCAACCGATGATGATAATTCAGAACCAGGATATAAAGGTATTAGATTTAATCGTTCTCAGACACCATACCATTTATATTTTGGTTTAGTACCAGGTAAAACTGCGTTACATAAGACAGTTGGTAAATTCTTTGCAGATAAGATAAATGCAATTACATTACAAGGTTTAGGTGCATCTAATGAAAGTGTTGATGAAACTATTAATAATGTACCTGGAATTAATAACACAGATGAAAACAATTTCGCAGTATATAAAACTTGTTTAGGTGAGACGTTAATAGAAACCATTCCTGTTGGTGTGGTACAACAAAATACTAATACCACAGGTGGTGGTTCACAAGGTAATAACAATCCGTCAGGTGGTTCAGGAGGTTCTGGGACGGGTGGTAGTGGAACAGGTTCAGGTGGAGGTGCAACAACAGGTGGTAATGTTGGGACTAGTGGTACAGGATCATCAGGTACAGGGTCATCAGGTACAGGTAATAACAATACACCCCCTTACACACTTTCCTATCAAGAAAATGGACTCATTTATCCAAACGTATCATCAATTCCTATTACATATGCCCCTTGTGTAGGAACAACAGGGTCAATAACACCAACAAAAGTCATTAATTTTACATTAGAAGTTAATTCGGTACCAGCCACTATTAATTTAGATTTGTATGGTGGTATTGGTGGTGGACCTGGTAGTGATTCAGGGTGTTATGCTGCGGCTAGTACATATGGAAGTCAACAATTATTTGTTAATTTAAGAATAGATGATGGTAATGGTGGTCCGATAAATAATAGTATATGTGGACCTTGTAGTGTTGGTATTGATGGTAATGGTGCAGGTGCACCTTCACAAGTTACGGTGAACGAAACCATTAATAGTGTAGGTACATATAATGGTGTTATTGAACTTTCACCTTATTATAGAAGTGAGTTTAATGTAACACTTACTGTAACTTAAAAATAAAATATTTATAGATAGTGGAAAAAACAAATAAAATATTATTAAATAGTCAAAGGTTACCAGATAATGTAAATGTCACAACACAAGTGCAATTAGGTTTAGAGAATTCTAATAAACCATTACCTTTAAATGATATTGATACTACTGTTGATCAATACGAACAATTTCTAAAGGAAAGAAAAGAAAGTTCACTTTACAGATTTTATGGTGTAATAAAACCGATTATAAGTAATACAATATTTAATGAAAACGTTAAAATTTATGAGGATCAAAACAATGAAATAAAGGCTAAAAAAATTTTAAGTGCGGGTGTGTTTGAAAAAGATGGGTGGATAGGTTATTATAATGATGAACCTAATGAAGACGCATTACAATTTAATGACAATAAAAGTGCATTATGTGATTTTTTCCCATTTGATCCTGGATACGATAGACTTAGAATGTTAGATAGTGATGGTAAACAAAATTATTTGTTAAAGATTACATACCCTTTTGATAGTAGAGATGATATTAAATTGGTAAAAAATAATGCAGGTGTCACAATTAAAGACGGTATACCGATTATAGAGAAGTTTTCAATAGAATTAAACGGAAGACTATATACTGGATTTAGAACCGCAATGAATCATGGACTATCTGAGGGAGATAGAATACAATTAATAAATTTTATTGATTTGACTTCACCTAATACATTAAATTTAACGACAAAGTTTTATAGAGTGTTTAAATTAGGTAATGTAACAAATAATAAGAAGTTAAGAACTTTTGTTATAGATGTTAATCCGTCAGACATCAATTTCACTAAAGGTACTTCTACAGTTAAAAGAGTAGTTAAAGATAAACCTTCACAATATTATGTTAGAAAATTTAAATCGATTACAGTAGATTATAAAGATTATGATTTATATCCTGCGGCGTATGGTGTTACATATTATAATGATGATGTTGCCGCATTTAATTTTAAAACGGATATAGATGTCAAAAACTTAACAGATAATTTAGGTAGACCAATAAGTGAATTATATTTAACTATAGTTAAAAATGATAGAGATAGTGATGCAACATCAATAAACACTCAATATTGGAATAATGTTATTAATAATTCTAACTTAAGTAGTACGATTACTACTAACCCTGACGGAAGTACTAGATTTTGGACGAAAATTTCTGCGGGTTATGATTTAGAGAATGATGTAGAAATAAACTATAATATAAGATCGTATAAAGACCCTAATTACGTTAGTTCTGAGTATTTTGAAAATATAGATGAATCTGATACTGATTTTGATGGTGACATTGTAGAATACAATGAAAATACTTTAATTGAGCGTAGATTGGAGAGTGTTTATCATAGGGTTAATACAATATATAGGGAATATTTAAATTCTATTGATTCTAATAAAGAAAATAAAAATGAAGGATATATTTACTCACCATTTAATTTAATACAAATAAGAGAATTTGCAAACTATATAAATCCTGTTGTAAATTTACAATCTATTATAAATAAATTTAATATTACTACATTATCCGAAATAGAAGAATTAAGAAAATCATTCCAGATACCAGATTATGCAACACAGATAGCACCAAACGTTTATAAATGGAGAGATTTGTTAGATATAGGTTTTATAGATAATTCAGGTGGTGGTGTAGATTACCCTTTTGAAAGTGGTGCACATTACATCTATTTAGATAAAAGATTTTATTTTCAAAGACAAGATCCACCTTGTGAATTTATATTAATTTCTGAGGATATAACTTTAGGTGCGTCTGATAGTGGTAACGTACAACAAAATAAATTTTTATCATTAATAAGTGATACAACATTTCTGAAATATAATTTTCAGGATGGGGATTTAGTCAATTCCTTAGTTAATAGTTCACCAGATGGTATATTAAATTTGGTAAATTATAATGGTGTTGCAGATTTAAATTTAGAAGTTACATTGGCAGATTATGTTGGTGAATATGAATTAGGTAAAAGAGATATTGGTGGTAGTTGTATAGACTTTTCATTATTAGAACAAAATAAATTAGACGATGTTTGTTGATAAAAGAAAAATATTATTAGATAATATAGGTAGTGGTACTACTATAGATATTGCATTAAAAACTAATTTTTTCCCTGTTGATAATGCTGAGTTAATAGAGGATAAATTCGTAAAAGATGAAGTAGAAAATGCAATAAACCCAATAGTAGATTATAAAAAAGTAATATTTAAACCTGCTAGAGGAGATAATTGGGAAATTATTGATAAATTTAAAATTAATCTTAATTTTTATACCCCAGTTAGTATAAATTTAGGTTCACCACAACATAGAGGTAGTGGAGCAGAGCCTGGTGTTTATTCAGACATTGGTTTTACTTTTGATGATGTATTTTGTAGATCAAATAGATTCATCAACAGTTTCATAAGGTTTGCATTATATGACAACCCCAATAGTGGACAGAATGAATTACTATCTTTTGCAGATATATTCACACAAGTTGGTATAGAACAAGAAAACGAATTTGGTTTTGTTTTACCTGTTGATGAATGTCCTATAAGTTTTATACTCGGTGATCCTGTAACACAACCAGAAGAAATACATGAGGGATTCCATATATATTGGTTTAAGGATTTAGTTGATAACGCACCTAATCAAGAGTATATTGTATATGGTGTGGTACAATTTAATAACGCTTTAAATGGTAGAGTGTATGAATTAGCACCCTCAAAACAATTTGATCCAAATAATATTACTTTAACTAATATAGAAGGAGAAAATGGTATTTTATATTTAAAAATAATTTTAAAAAATGATAATGGTGTTTATAAATACAAATTTGTACCAAACACTAAACAATTACAAGTACCTAGTGGTGTAAACCTAAATCCTAGTGGTGGTGGAATACCTACACTAACATTTTGGCAAACTACAATATAATATATTTATAGATAAGTTATGAAGTATATTAGAAAAAAAATAAATTTAGAAAATTTTACTGTAAGAAGTATACCTAAAAGTGTTTTAACTACAGATTCTGATGGAAAGACAGTTATTGACACTAGTAACCCTAAATATTATTATGGTACAATACCCGAATATAAAATAGATAAAGAAGGTAATTTTATTTTAAATGTTTTTGGTCAGAAAATACTTAACACAATAAATGTAGATTTATTTTTAACACATAAATTTGATGATATGGGTATTTTTACTGACGAACCATACACCGCATCAACAGAAACACTAACCAATAAACCTATAGGGTTTAATTCTTTTGAGTATGGTAGATTAGCTGGGGCACCTGTCAATTTTTATTACTCACCACCCAATACGGTGACAGGATATACAGACGATTCTTTACTAAAACAAGTTAAATCCTATAGAAAAATAAATAATAAAGATGTATATGTACCTAATTTAAATACGTCAGACAACCCACAAAAAACATTTAATGGTGTTTTAGAAGAAAATGGTGAATCGACAAAATATAAAATAGGTGCGAACACCAACAACATACCAAATACTGGTGTTGAATATACCACATTTAAAAATGAATACTCACAAACCACCGATGAATATGGTAAAAATATAACATACAACACAACAAGTTTTAAAGTACTTAATAGTGGTTGGAACAATTTTAATACCTCATTAAGTGCAACAACAAAAAAAGAAGAATATTTAGGTGTTGTTTTTAAACCAGAAGTTGAGAGTGTAGTATTTATTAATAGAGGTATTGCAGATATATTTGAAAGACATGCGATATTATCAGAAATAAAAACAACTAATGATATTGACACAAATAGAGGTGGATTTATAAGAATTTAAAACAAAAGTTATGGCAACAGGAAATTACGGAACAATAAGACCAGCAGATGTATCAGTAGAAGATGTAGAGATATTTTATAGTTATACACCTAACAGAGAATCAATAACAAGTGTTGAGTTATTCCCACTAGACCCATCACAAGTTTTAATACCTGCTAGTGACCCTAATAATGTGTCTGAAATTTTTGGTGGTTTATATACTTTAAAACTACCCACAACAGTTTTTGGTACAAAAGGGTTTTATAATATAATAATTAGACCGAAACAAATAAGGACAACAATACAAGATTGTAGCGTTTTGATAGATAATCAAGATGTTAAAGGAATTGTTTTTGACATAAATCAGATTCCATTAGAATTTCAAAATAGGTTTGAAAATGGTAATTTAGTGGGATATAGAGTAGAATATTTAAAAGAACAATCGGGTACAGGACAAGATAAGATACAAAATTTATTTAGGATAATAACCTCAAACAATAGAGCTTTGCCAGTTACACAAAGTCAAGGTAACTCTAATGCTTCTGTGGCATACACATTCAATAATAACTCAACAAGTGTATTTTGTACTGTGTCACCTTCTTCCGCACCCGCAATTAAACCTAATGCGGTACCATTCATTGGTAACCCACAACAAGATGTTATTATAACAAACACGTTTTTTGATCCAGTTATGTTAGAAATAGAGATGGTTGAGTTCGATGATGAAACTTTAGCATACGCATTGTTCTCAAACCAAACAAAATCTTTAGAAGACGGTATTTATACTATATACAACTTTGGAAACCAAATATACAGACAATACAACTTATATGAAGTTAAAGATCAGTTTACAGGTAAACCATTGTATGAAGTTAGGGAACAGAAGTTTACTATTGACCCAACAAAAGATTTTGATGATATAACTAATTTTTAAAACGTAAATGGCAAACAATAATAGAATAAAGGTTTCGGGATACGCTAAAAGGATATTCTTTAATGATAACATTGAGTATCGTAATTTTAGTCCTGACTTAGTAGGGTTCCAACTAACAAGTGATGGGGGGACTACTTTATTTACTAATGGTAATTTTGCAATATCAGTAAATTTAGATCCTAAACCAGATGTTTTATTTACACAAGGTACAAAATCTAAATTTTATACTTTAGACGATATTGACGATTCAGATAACGTACAATCTGAAATACAAAAAAATGTAAAAACAAAATTAAATTTAGATTTAACTAATCCACTTACATATATTTGGTATGGATCTGCGAGAGAATTAGTTAGAGCATCTTTAATAGATATCGAAGAAAAATGGCCGGCAGCAATTTACGTTGACAATAAAGTTGGTAGTGTTACGGGTAATAATATTACAGAATATGTGTATGATATTGCGGCAGATGAGTCAACATTTAAAGTTAATAGTAACTTTTTTGTTAACCCATATAATATAAAATATACTATAGATGCCAAATACACCCCAACAGAAAATAGAGAAAACCCATTAAGAAATTTAACACTAAAGTATAGTTCTTATGTTATAGAACATAATGGTATTGTAAAAAATATAAAAGGGTTTTCTGCGTCAACACAACAAACCAATTCTGAGGTAACTTTAGTAGTTGAGGGAAATCCATTTCCTGAATTAACTGGGATAATTATACCACAAATATCATTTTTATCTAATGAGATTGATGCGTCTATACCTTATTTTATAAAACCAAATGAATCAGAACAAGAAAAGTTTTTTACTGGATTAAATGATTTACAAAGAAATATTTTAAATAGGGATATATACCCTAAATATCGATCAGAGATTATTGGTACTAAATTTACTGATGATGGTGTGATACTCACTAGTAAAGATATATACGATTTTCCTATATTAGAAGACGGTTATAATTTAAATTTCTTTGATAGTTTTTATGTCGCTTATTTAGATAAAATAAATAAATTTGCAGAAAACTTAGACGAAACTAAAACAGATACTATTGTTAGAAAATATACTGCGGAAGTAATTAATAGTTTTGACACAGTACCTAGAGGGGATGGTGATGACTTAACTTTAAATGGTGAAAAGGCGACAAAATTATTAAGAATTTATGGTGTTGAGTTTGACTATGTTAAAAAATATATTAATGGTATTAAATTTGCACATGTTGTAACATATAACAAAAGAAATAATATCCCTGATTCTTTAGTAAAAGACTTGTCTTATATGTTAGGTTTGGAGCCTATTAATTTTATAAGTGATGCGTCTTTAGGTAAATTATACTTACCTAGTAATGGTGGAGGAGAATTTAGTGGTACGTCAACTAATCTAACACAACAACAAATAGATGTAGAATTATATAGAAGACTTATACTTAACATTGCTTGGTTATGGAAAAGTAAAGGTAGTAGAAAGGCGGTAGAATTCTTATTTAGGTTTATTGGGGCACCTGAGTCTTTAGTAAACTTTAATGAGTATGTTGTAGTTTTAGATAAACCATTAGACATAGAAGAAATTAAAAGGTTATTATATATCTACACAGGTGAAGTTGACTTATCTAATATACCTTACGATAGTAATGGTTATCCACAACCTCCACTTAACGGAGATTTAGTAGTGTCTAATTTTATTGATCCTGAAACAGGAGAAATAGTTGAGAATGGTGTGACTGATATGTATTTCCAAAAAGCTGGTGGGTGGTATAGAAATACATATGGGAATAATTCGTTAACAGTTTTAAACGGTAATAACCCACACGTTGGTCCTTATGATGGTGGAAGTGAATATTTACAATACTTTAGTAGATGTTTTATACCTAATTTCGATAATGAACCTACAGTAGTTATAACTGCAGATACTTTATTAGAAAATTATTTCGTAAATTATAATTATGGTATTTTTAATACAATGCCTACAGGTGCAACATCAGCATTTACAACACAAATAACCTATAATGAAGATAATAATACCTACCAACCAATAGACGATTGTTTGGATATAACTTATTCTATTGTAGAAACACCATTACAAAATGATGGTAAGACAACATTACAACAAGCATTTGCAGAAGCGGAAGCACAATATAATGAGTTTTTAGAAAGAATTAAAGAAGATAGTTATTTAGTTTATTCTCCAGAATGGCAAATAATTAAAAACAATTATGAACTTTCATTAAAGAATTGTTTAGAAGAAATTGAAACTGAGAATTGTGATATAAATAAAACTTTAGAAATTTGTCTAAATGATATTGAGGTA